CACACCCGCGTTCATTCAGCCACTGCCATGTGTTTCTGTAGATTTCTCCTGCAACCAGTGCTTTGCCGTCTTTTTGTATAGCCTCAAGCATTTTATTAGGTTCAGGCATTTCAAGTCCTTTGAGATCAGCCGTATCCTGAAATTCCATCACGGTCAATTTCCTGCCTCCTGGATTGCCTTCGGCGATTTTGTCAGCCAGTGGTTTCTTTTTCGCACCTGCACCAACACGAGCGCCACCTCGATTTGTACCGTCTTTTGCCATATAATCACCTCACTTTGCAGGGCCCAGGCTATTCCCTCGTTTGAAACCGCATTTTTTCACACGAAGCCCCACGCCGCTGTCCGCTTTAAAAAGTTTTAGAGATTTTACCGCCCCCACCGGTCACCGCTCTCGGCAGTAATCCTTGAGTGACAGGATTTACAAAGAGCCATGAGATTGCTCTTCTCATTGCCTCCGCCTTTGGAGAGCGGGAGGATGTGGTGTACCTCTTCAGCTGGAGTAAGACTGCCTTGTTTCTCGCACTCCTCACAAAGAGGATGCGACTTAATGTAGCGGTCACGGATGCGTTTCCAAGCACGACCGTATCGTTTGTTGGATACAGGGTCGCGTTCATATTGGTTGTAATGTTTATCCATTGTCTTTTGATGTTCGGCACAGTATTGCTCACGTTCAGCAAGCCGACCGCAGCCGGGATAAGCACAAGGACGCTTTGGTTTGTAGGGCATCATTTCACCTCGCTTTTGGGCATAGAAAAAGCCCCGCAGGACGAACCCACAAGGCTTGGAATCTATTCTATTTCGCTGATTATATAATAACATAAATGCAACTGTGGTATCTTGTTGCAAAGTGTTGCAGAATGTGCAAACTATATTTTAATAGGATCTTCTGGAAGAGTCACATGGTTAAGAGCTGCGTTATGCCACCTATAAACTGTTGTTCTGTCGGCATTAAGTTCATCACCGATTTGCTCCCAGGTAAAGTTATGCACATAACGATAGCGTAGAACCATGCGTTCATCCGTGTCTGCAACCTCATTTATAACACACCTTATCTGCTCTTTGAGTGCTACAAGGTTATCGACTTCGGCATTTATCTTTCTTTCCAAATCCATAATTCGCTCTAAACACCTTACAAACTTGGCATCCGTACTTCGTGAAGTTTGCACCTTCTCATCCCAGCTTGGTGATGATACACTTGTTGCCATTTCTCTTAGGCACTCCATTTCCTCAATGTCAGATTGTATTCTTTTATCAAGCCGGTAAGCTTGGTGTAAATATTCCTTTACTTTCATTCTTCTCTTACCTCCGATCTTAAATTTTCAATTAGGAAATTCCCATCAACAGAGGTAAGTTCTCTATACCAATCAGAATGGAAGAACCTCTCCACCTCGGATATCATGTCCTTCGCAGGATCATAGCGGGGACGTTTTTTCAGTTTCTTTAGTGCATCCCTATAATCCTTGACAGCTTGCAGGATAATGGCGTTTGCAAGTTGTTCATAAGGGTCGGTCATCGCACCACCTCCAATTTTGCTTTTACAGCATCAATTAAAGAGGTTTGTGTTTTTTCTTTTCTTGTAAGTGCAGTCATAACATCTTCATCTATGGTGTCTTTAGCAATAATGTGGTGTATCACAACCGTTTCATTTTGACCTTGCCTATAAAGACGGGCATTAGTTTGCTGATACAACTCCAAAGACCAGGTAAGTCCAAACCATATAAGGGTTGAACCTCCACTTTGAAGATTAAGTCCGTGTCCTGCACTTGCCGGATGAATAGCGGCTATTGGGATATTGCCGTTATTCCAATCTTCTATATCTTTCGATGTCTTTATCTGCCTAGCAGGAAACCTCTTCTGGATACGCTCCAGGTCATGCTTATACCAGTAGGCAACAAGCACCGGTTTTCCGTTTGCTCCTTCAATTAGGTCCTCCAGTGCATCAAGCTTTCTATCATGAATCAAATGCGCCTTGTTTTTATCATCATAGACAGCACCGTTGGACATCTGCAGGAGTTTGCCGGAAAGAACTGCCGCATTTACTGCATCAATTTCCTCATCACCTAAATTTGCTACCATCTCATCTCGGAAATCAGAATAAATGCTCCATTCCTTTTCACTTAGATACACAGGTACTTCATTTGTGATGCATTTAGGCATTTTGAGATAATCTGCAGACTTCATAGAAATCGTAATATCAGATATTTGGTTGTATATCCTTTCTTCAGCACCTGGCAACGGCTTATATGAAAAGATAATCTCAGCATTTCGCTTATCTGGTACAAAGTAGGCGCTACGGTAGTGGGTTATGTACCTTCCAAGTCTTTGACCTAAATCAAGGACACGAAACTCTGCCCATAAATCCATAAGTCCGTTACTTGAAGGCGTCCCCGTCAAACCTACAATTCTTCTTACAGATGGTCTAACTTTCAGAAGGCTTTTGAACCGCTTTGCACCATAGGACTTAAAAGAAGATAACTCATCGATGACAACCATATCGAAGTCAAAGGGGATACCGCTTTTGTTGACAAGCCAGTCTACATTTTCACGATTAATGATATAAATGGTGGCTCTTTTCATAAGGGCATTGATTCTATCTTTTTCCGTTCCTACAGCCACAGAGTAAGATAAGCCTTTGAGGTGATTCCACTTTTTTATTTCCGCAGGCCATGTTTGAGATGCAACTCTTAATGGCGCAATTACAAGAACCTTTCTTATTTCAAATTTATCAAGACATAGGTCAAACAATGCAGTAAGAGTGATTGCCGTTTTTCCTAACCTAAGCCCATATCAAGTAATATTGCAGATATTGGCTTGCTCTCGATAAAATCAATCGCATACTGCTGATAATCATGTGGTATGAACTTCATTCGGCATCACCTCCCATCGTTCGTAACACTTCATCAATCTGCTCTACGCTATCAATGCAGTAAACTAAAAAACATAACGCTTCCAGTTGTCTTTTTCGCCTTACTTGCAGGGGACGCATCATTTTGCCCGGTGCTTTTAATTCAACAAATGCGATTCTGCCCATAGGAAGCAGCACAAGGCGGTCTGGCATACCATTAAATCCAGGACTTACAAACTTCGGTGCAATACCTCCCATGTTTTTAACTGCTGCTATCAATTTTTGCTCTATATATTTTTCACTCACTTTTACCTCCCATCTGACACAAGGACACAATTATCACAACCTTTCCCTATATTTACTTACGCGGGTGTGCGCTCACAGGATTTAACTATCCCTTTTAATAAAAACCATTTTGAATATAAGGGAAAAAGTTGTGTTGTGTGTGTCACGCTTAAGTAGTTTTCTGGTACAAACGCTGCCTGCCGTAAATCGGCAAACGCTTGATATTAGTGGTTCGCTCCCATCCGTTAATCTGAGCCATGAGTGCTGCAATCTGATAGCTATCCGTAGTTTTTAAGTCAGGGAGACTATGATTTAGGCATTCACACCATATCTCTGCATTGCTTACTGACGTACGTGCAATAGTTCCTATATGCTGGGCACCACCAAACTCACTGCCATTCAAGTAATTACGGCGGGCAAACAAATCCATTTCATCCCAGTCCGTTGGTAAAGGCGTATTAAGATACTCTTCCACCATACCGACACGCTCGTCAGTTTCCATCGCACCCTTTTGCGCTTTTTCAGCTTCTTCTAAAATGTCACCTTCGAGATACAACTTTTCGCCGGACTTCCATATTTCTTTTGCTTCTGCCCAAAACTGCTGTCTATATTCCTCTGTAAAACTCCAAGTCTTTTTCTGTTTTTTCTGATGCACCTTAATAATCCAAAAACGGCGGTTACCTGTGATGTCGCGCAGATATCCACGCTCACCATTAACCGTTGCAATGACGATACACTGTCTTGGATGGCTTTCGACTACTTTGCCATAGGATGGTCGGTATTTATCGTCTGAGGTTGAGAGGAATGCTTTAACCTTTTCAATATCAGCTTTTCTCATTCCGGCAAGTTCTCCGATTTCAACCACCCAGAATCCCTGCAATTTTTCAGCAC